ACCGAGGATGGTCGAAATATTCTGGAATGCTCCCTCAAACAACGGGGCAAGCACCTGACAAAAGCCATCCCAGACTGCTTTCAGTACCTCGGTGACATCCTTAAAATCAAAGCCCAGCCCATTGATCCGCTGTGTCAGCTGATCACAGAACCCTTTCACCTTGGAAACGATGTCGTTCCAGATGCTGGTAATGGCAGTACGGAACTCCTCGTTCGTATTCCAGAGGTTCATGAACGCCGCCACCAGTGTGCCGATGACCGCCACCACTGCTACGACCGGGCCGGACAGACCACCCAGAACCATACCCAGCTTGCTGAACACACCGCTGGCACTGCCCACATGGGTGATGAGAAGCCGGACACCCTTTGCAAAAGAACTGAACCCCCGCATTGCTGTGCCGACGGTCGATATGGTCTTACCCAGCACAATGAGCAGCGGACCAATGGATGCTGCCAGGAGTCCGATCTTGATGATCGTTTCCCTGGTACTTTCATCCATGCTGTTGAGCTTGTCCACGAACTGTTGCACGGCAGATACGATCTTGCGGATGGTGGGCATCAGGATATCGCCAAAAGAAATAGCCAGCTCCTCCAGCTGAGATTTCAGGATGGTGAGCTGACCATTTAAATTGTCCTGCATGGTCTCTGCCATGCTCTCAGATGCGCCATCGCAGTTTTCAATGGCACTGCTTAATTTATCGATATCCGACTGGCTGGAATTCATCAGGGCAAGGAAGCCGGACATCGCATTCTTGCCGACCAATGCCTCTGCGTTGGCGGCCTTCTCAGATTCCGACAGCCCGGAGAATGCCACACGGCAGTCTGCAAGGATGTCGTTCAGGCTTCTCATGCTGCCATCTGCATTGCTGGTTGCAATCGTGACCTCACCGATGTTTTTACCCACAAAGGTCACTTCACCGGCAAGGTTGTTCATGATGGATCGCAACGAAGTACCAGCCTGTGAAGCCTTGATACCACTGTTTGCCATAAGTCCGATGGCTTCTGCGGTATCCTCTGCTGAGAACCCCAGCGCACCGGCAATAGGCGCACAGTACTTGAACGTCTCGCCCATCATGGAGACGTTGGTGTTCGCATTGGAGGAAGCGGCTGCGAGGATATCGGCAAAATGCCCAGAATCCGCAGCGGATAAGCCGAACGCGGTAAGGGCATCGGTAACAATATCTGAAGTCGTAGCGAGGTCTTCACCCGAAGCGGCCGCGAGGTTCATGACGCCCTCGATGCCGTTCAGCATGTCAGAAGTCTTCCATCCGGCCATGGCCATGTATTCCATCGCCGAGGCCGCCTCGGATGCGGAGAACTTGGTCTTTGCACCCATCTCACGGGCTTTCGCACGGAGCTGGTCAAAGTCATCCCCGGTCGCACCGGAAATGGCAGAGACCTTACTCATCTCGGAATCAAAATCGGCTGCGGTCTTCACTGCGGCAGTGCCAAGACCCGTTACAGCGGCAGTCACCGGCAGGAACTTCTTACCGACATTTTCTACAGAAGATCCGATGTTCTGTAGCTTTTCTCCGGCTTCATCAATCTTAGCAAGAGTCGCATTCGTGGTCGCCGCCTGGTCCTGTAAAGACCGCAGATTCTGTTCGGTCTCTGCAATCTCACGCTGGAGGGCATCATACTGCTGCTGGGTGATCTCACCATTGGCAAGCTGCTCATTCGCCTGCTGTGCCGCAGTCTTCAAAGTTGCCAGCTTTTCCTTGGTAGCTTCAATGGCATCCTTCAGCATCTTCTGCTTCTGGACAACCAGTTCTGTATTGGAAGGGTCCAGCTTCAGGAGTTTGTTGACATCCTTCAGTCCGGACTGCGTCCCCTTGATTGACT